CCTGTAGTAATGTCCGGCTTTGAAGCATTAGATTCTATGCCTGAGTGGTACAAAGGTTTCTTGGGTGCTGCTGTTGCAGCTTCATTTGGGCTACGTGGTTTAGCTAACTGGAAGAAGTAATATGGCGTTACGACCTACAAAAGGAATGCTTACTAGCGGATCTAGCTACCCTACTAAAGGATTGCCCGGAGAAACTGATCCGTTTGATCCTAATGCACCGACAAATACTTCTTCTTTTGGTGATATTGAAGATCCCGGTCGTATACCTGAAGAAGACGGAAGAACTCCAGAAGGTATTCAAGAGGCTAGGAGACTTCTTGATGATTTTCTTGTTGGCGAAGGAATGGCAGAGGCTGCCTACTCTATATGGGGTGAAGAAACTTTTGAAGAAATACTAGACCGTGTAATGGCTCAAAATACTCCAACAACCCCTATGGATGCGCAAAGTGTTAGCCAAATAACACAAGAGTATATAACAGAGTCTTTTAACAATGCACAAGAAATAGCAGATGTTTTATCTTCTGGGGACATTACGTCTTTAGAAGACATGGAAGCTCCTAATAGACTAACAAGCACAATTCTTGAACAAGGCGCTATTCAATTTGCTGGCGGTCCTGTTTCTACAGCAACACCTCCCGGAAGAGACGAAACACTTGTAATCACAGGCGGCGCTGGTGTTACTATAGATATTGAAAACATCCTAGGAAACTCTGGTAAAGAAGGAGGAGAAAGTCTTGAAGATATTTTAGACGCTATAGTACCTTATATTCCCGGTGTGTCTTTACCTAACTGGATGCCTACTGCTGGTGTTATCTTTTTACCGACAGTAGGAGAAGCAATAAACAAAGTTAATGAAATCGCCGGTGACATTGGTAACGCTATTGAAGAAGGAGGATCTTTAGGAGAGATCTTAAGTACTATTGGCACAATTATTGTAGGCGCTGGTGGAGATGCTGTAGAACAAGTTCAAGAACAAATTAATAAAGTAATAAGCCAAGTTACTGGAGCAATAGCAGACCCAACACAAGCAGGAACTATTATTGGCGGCGTGCTAGCCGGTAGTTTTCCTTCAGGCATTCCTGATTGGCTTGGTGGTATTTTATCAGAAAACATAGGCAGTGCTGTGTACGGTGCTGCCCGTAATGTTTTAGTAAACTCAGGTACAGCTACAGAAACTCAATTACCTCCAGTTACTACAGAAACACCAGAACAAGACCCAACCCTTATGTTTACCAACAGGGGTAACAACTACTTTGTAAGCAGTGAAGGTGATGAGTACTTCCAGTTAGCTGAGAGTGAAGACCTTGACTTTGAATTAAACGGTCAGTACACCAGAGATCAGTTAGAAAATACTGGTTTAGAAACCATAGGCTCTGGTACGTATCAGTCATTAATAGACGACCTTTCGTTTCATGCACTAGAAGAAGACATTTATGAGTACTCTCTTGAGGACTTAAGAACCCGCTATGAAGAAGAAGGCGGTATAATTCCCGGTGATTGGAAAGAGATGGACGATGAGTCAAAGTATAGTTTTTTACTAGACGACTACTTTGAGATTCCTACACAGGTTTCAGACCCTGATAGAGGAGATCTACCTACAGATCAACCAGACCCTACTCCTGCTCCTACTCCAGATCCTACTCCAGATCCTACTCCAGATCCTACTCCAGATCCACAGCCTGATCCTGATGAAGATCCTGACGTTACCTCTGTAGTAGAAGGACTATTTGCTGACTTCCTAGACCAACTTGATACAGAGTTTACAGGGCAACAAGACCAGATAAATACTATTATCAACAACTTTGTTGAAACTCTGCCTGACTTTGACGCAATGCCCACAATGGCTGACATTGCAGAGTACTTTGAAATTAATGGCGTTACGCTGTCACAACAGAACTTTGACCGTATACGTGAAGAGTTGTCTAATGCTGGTTATCTGACACAGGAGCAGTTAACAGAAGCTTTACAGGGTGTTGCTACTCCTGAACAAGTACAACAAGCTATTGAAGGTGCTGGGTTTGCTACACCAGAGCAGGTAATACAAGCACTGGCTGAAGCAGGTTACGCTACTCCAGACGACATTACTACTGCACTATCTAACTCAGGGTTTGTTACAGAAGACCGTATGTTACAAGCCTTAGCAGAGGCTGGATACGCTACGCCAGAACAAGTAGAGCAGATTGTAAACAACGCTGTTGCTAATATTGTTATACCTGAAGGTGCTACTACTGAAGAAGTACGTCAACTAATACAAGAGGCTATTGACGGTATACCGGCGGGTATATCTTTAGACGACGTAAGTGGTGTAGTTAACGATGCAATAGCTAACATAGATTTTCCTGAAGGTTTATCAGACAGTGACGTAAGAAACATTGTAGGTAGTTTTGGGTTTACTACTTCTGAAGAAGTAAGAGGAATAATTAATGAAGCTATATCTGGCATCGTTATACCTGAAGGAGCAACCACTGAAGAAGTAAGGCAGTTAATACAAGAAGCTATTGACGGTATTCCTGAAGGCATTTCTTTAGGTGACGTAGGTAATTTAATTAACGATGCAATATCTAACATAGACTTCCCTCCTAATTTGTCTGGAGATGACGTTAGAGGTATTGTAGACAGCTTTGGGTTTGCTACTACTGAAAATGTACAGGACATAGTAAACACAGCCATTGCTAACATCCAGTTTCCTGAAGGTGCTACTACTGAAGAAGTACGTCAGTTAATTCAAAGTGCTCTTGATGGTTTACCTGAAGGCATATCGCTTGAAGATATTGGTGGTATAGTCAATGAAGCTATAGCTAATATACAGTTTCCTGAAGGTTTGTCAGAGGGCGATGTACGTGGCATTGTAGACAGCTTTGGGTTTGCTACTTCCGCTGACGTACAGACTGGATTTGATAACCTTAACGACAAGATTGACAATGTACTAAACGGTGTTGCTACTCAGTTTACAGAACAAGAAGCTGAGTTTGCTGCTAATCTTTTAGGCTTAGAAACCTCTGTATTCCAGCAGTTAGCAGCCACAGAAGGCGCTCTGAGAGACGAACTACTAGTCTTGGGTGAAGATTTAGACGGTATTAGAGCAGACTTCTCAGGGCGCTTTGACGATTTTGCAGATACTTTTTCTGCTTTCCAAACAGACGTAAGTGGGCAGTTTGATGCTCTTAACGACAAGCTTGATAGCGCTGTTAACGGTCTTTCTGTACAACTAACAGAACAAGAAGCAGAGTTTTTAGCAGGTCTTACAGGTGTTGAAGCATCAGTACTGCAACAATTAGCTGCTACAGAAGGTGGATTAAGAAGTGAGTTAGAAACTTTAGGGTTTGACCTAACTGAGTTTCAATCAGACGTAGCAGGTAGATTTGACCAGTTTGAAGACACCTTTGCTGCTTTTCAGACAGACGTAAGCAGTCAATTTAGCGATCTTAACGACAGGTTTGATGACGCTTTAGATGGCATTGCTACCCAGTTTAGTGACCAAGAAGCAGAATTTCTAGCTAGTGTTACTGGTCTTGAGGCATCGTTAATACAGTCACTAGCATCCGTAGAAGGTGGTCTTAGTGCTGAATTAGAGATGCTAGATCAAGACTTAGTTTCTCTACGGGAAGACGTAGCAGGTAGGTTTGACGAGTTCCGTAGTTTTACTTCAGAACAGTTTGAGTTTGCTGCGGAAGAACGACAAAATTTACAACAAGCTATTATTGCCGCTAACGGTGACATTACACAGCTAAGCGCTGACATGCAGCAACAGTTTGCAGACTTTGGTGGCACTATAACTGAGTTGTTTGCTGGCGTTGGTGTTGACATAAATGCACTACAAGCCGGTCAGATAACGCAGGAAGAAGCACTAGCGCAATTACGTTCGTCTATAAGCCAAGAGTTTACTACAGCACAGGAAGAGCGTCAGGAGCTACAACAGGCAATCATTGCTGTTAACGGTGACGTAACCCAGCTTAGTGATGATATGATGCTTAGGTTCCAACAGCAGGACCAAAGCATTGAGGACTTGTTTGCCGGTACTAACGTAAACATTGAAGCGTTACGTCAAGGACAAATAAGCCAACAAGAAGCCTTTGATGCTTACCAAGATTACACAACAGCACAACTTGGTCAAGCACAACAAGAACGCTTAAACCTTGCTCAAGAAATAATTGGTGTTGGTGGTCAAGTAGAAGCCTTAAGTGCAGATAGTCAACAGCGATTTGCTGAACTAGGGCTGTCATTATCTGACTTACAAGAAGAGTTTAGTGTAAACCTTATAGGATTGCAGCAAGGACAGGTTAGCCAAGCTGAAGCGTTTGGACAGTTTAGAGACAGTGTAACTACACGCTTAGGTCTTGGTGAGCAAGAGCGCGAGGAAATACTTACGCGTCAAGCAGAATTTGAAAGGACATATGGCGAACAACAAGAAGAACTACAAGAAGATATTATGGCTGGTAATATTCTTACTGCATTGTCAGCTGGCGGAATGTTTGCCCCACAAGCGGCTCCTTCTAGAGCGCCTTACGAAGATTTTATGAAAGGTATTACGTACCGTCCTAGAGAAGCGCCACAGCTTGCTATTAAAACACCAGCAGTAGACTACAACGAAGAAGCACAGCAACTATTAATGCGTACCCGTAGACGAGGAATGTTGGCATGACGTATCTTAATTTAATGAACAGTGTATTGCGTCGCTTACGTGAAGAAGAAACCACGTCAGTCACCGGTACTACTTATGTTAAAATGGTAGGGGACTTTATAAACGATGCAAAAAAGCTAGTAGAAGAATCAACTGATTGGTCTGCCTTGCGTGACACTATTGTAGTAACTACTGCTGCATCAGATAATAGTTATTCACTGACTGGTAGTAAAGATAATGTGAAAGTCATGTCTGTTCTTAATGACACTAAGAACTGCTTTATGGACTACCAAACTAAAGATTGGTTTAATGAGCAAATCTACTTACTCAATGCTTCAGAAGGTGCGCCTTTATACTATACGTACAACGGGCTGGACGCTAACGGAGACACTGAAGTATTAGTAAGTCCAACACCAAACGGAGTGCATAACCTTCGGTTTAATGTTGTTAAAAGGCAGGCCGACCTAAGTAGTAATGAAGATGTTATGCTTGTGCCTTCGATGCCTGTAGTACATCTTTCAGTAGCTTTGTTAGCTCGTGAGCGTGGAGAAACAGGAGGCACTTCTACTGCTGAGTACTTTGCTATTGCTGATAAATTTTTGTCTGACGCTATTGCTATTGACGCAGCAAAGCACCCCGAAGAGATGATCTTTAGGACTATCTGATATGGCTCAAGAACTTAAAAGTATCAATCTTGTAGCTCCGGCATTCAAAGGTGTTAACACCGAAGACTCGCCGCTGGCTCAAGACCCGTCGTTTGCAGAAATTGCAGACAATGCTGTGATTGACAAACGTGGTCGTATTGCTGCACGTAAGGGCCACACTGTCGTAACTACGAACAAGACTGTCCTTGGGACTGGTTCATTACGTGCTATTAAAGAGTTTAGGGATAACGCTGGTAATACTAAGGTTTTCTCTGTTGGCAACAACAAGATCATTAGTGGCACAGCTACATTAGTAGACGAAACACCTGCTGGCTACAATATTACCGCAAACAACTGGAAGCTAGTAGACTTTAATGACCGTATCTACATGTTCCAACGTGGGTTTGAACCTTTAGTGTATGATAACACTTCTGGCGCTGTAGAGGCCATGAGCGACCATACACACGCCACTGGTGTTACTAGTGCTATATACGGTAACGAAGTCCTAGCGGCATATGGTAGGCTCTGGACAGCAGACTTTACTGCTAACAAGTCTACAATATACTGGTCTGATTTATTAAACGGTATACACTGGACAGGTGGCTCTAGCGGTAACATAGACATATCTAAAGTATGGCCTGATGGTTATGATGAGATTGTAGCTTTAGCAGCTCACAACAACGCCTTAATTATCTTTGGTAAGCACAGTATTATTGTTTACGACGGTGCTACTTCTCCTGCTTCTATGACGTTAGCAGACACTGTAGCAGGTATTGGTTGTGTCAACAGAGACACTGTGCAGTATACAGGTACTGACTTATTGTTCTTGTCACACACCGGTCTTAAGAGCTTTGGTAGAACAATACAAGAAAAGTCAATGCCTATTAG